TTAAGAGCACTGCTCGACCAGCACGGGATCTCCCCCACGGAGCTCCACCGTCGCACCGGCGTGCCTCAATCAACGCTCTCGCGGATTCTCAGCGGGAAGATCGTCGATCCTTCGGATAAACACATTTCGAAGATTGCCGAATACTTCAATGTGAGCACCGATCAATTGCGCGGCCGCGCAGACGTCGCCCCCGCGACCGGCGGCGCGCGCGATGACGTGCATGCAGAACTCAAGGATATAAGCCTGTGGGACGACGATACCCCTGTCGATGACGACGAGGTATCGGTGCCCTTTCTTCGCGAGGTTGAATTGGCTGCTGGATCAGGAAGATTCGTCATCGAAGAGAGCGAGCGCTCTAGCCTGCGCTTCGGCAAGCGCAGTCTGCGTCACAACGGTGTGCAGTTCGACCAGGCTAAATGCGTGACGGTGCGTGGCAACAGTATGCTGCCGGTGTTGCGCGATGGTGCCACTGTCGGGGTGAATGCCGGTAAGTGTGCGATTGGCGACATCGTCGATGGCGATCTTTATGCCATCAACCACAACGGCCAGTTGCGGGTGAAACAACTGTACCGCCTGCCGACCGGCATTCGCCTGCGCAGCTTCAATCGCGATGAACACCCGGACGAGGACTACACCTTCCAGGAAATCCAGGAAGAGCAAATCGTCATCCTCGGTCACGTCTTCTGGTGGGGCATGTACGCCCGTTAACCTCATTTCCGTCAGATAAAACCCGCCCTCGAGCGGGTTTTTTTTCGCCTTCCGAAAGCCATCAGCGCCTTTGTTGTCAGGGTTCCCATGCGCCAGTGCAATTAATATGCATAAATAAATGCATTTGTGCATTGACTGTATATGCATCCATGCATATTCTTTGTCTCAAGCCGCTCAACAAAGCAGCTCGAAACGAAGCTCTTTAGTTCCACCACAAAGGCAGCGATGAACCGGCCTCAACGGTTCAGAGGGTTGGCAACTGACCCGGGTGTGCAGCGTAAAGCACCAGAAGCAGTTATCCGGCGGGCAGGGACCGCGGTCGGAAGAACAATTCGAATGGACTCGTACCGCGCCAGTAGCGCCGAAAAGTCAGCAGGACCGCATTACTGAAAAGCCCGGAGTAATACCGGGCTTTTTGGAATGCCTACCTGTCGCCGATTTCTCAATCGGCACCGGTTCAAACACAAGTACATCACTCATCAATCACCCCCAGGAGGCGTGACATGACAAACGAGCAACAAGCGTTGCTGGACATGCCGATCTGGCTTGTCATCGTCCTCGCCCTGGTGGGCGGGGTGTCCGGCGAAATGTGGCGCGCTGACAAGGACGGCGCCCGAGGCTGGGCGCTGATGCGGCGTCTGGCGCTGCGTTCCGGGGCCTGCGTGATCTGCGGGGTCTCGGCAATCATGCTGCTGTACGCCGCCGGCGTGTCGATCTGGGCCACCTGTGCGTTTGGTTGCCTGACGGCGATGGCCGGCGCGGACGTCGCGATTGGCCTTTATGAGCGCTGGGCGGCCAAGCGGATTGGTGTTTGCGACGTGCCGCCGCGCGATTCTCGCCCTGATCAACAGTGAGGCGACATCTCGAACCCTCACATTCAACTCTGACAGGAGGCCATTAATGCCGGTCGTCATCGAAAAACCTTCACAACTGTTTTCCGCCATTGCCGAGGCATTGCGCATCGCCGTTCCCGGTTTGAATGTCGGGAGCCCTCAAGATTTCGACAGCACAGATAATCTCGATTGGGTTTTGATTGCACTCCAGCACGATGCGCCGGGCAGTCGCGCCAATGACGGGCGCATTGCTCATGTGCTGACGGTTTCGCTGCACGTCGTGTCGCCCGTTTCCGGCCTGGCAGCCTGCGATCTGGGCAGCGAATTGAAAAACCTGGTCACTGATAACCGCTGGAAACTGCCCGGCGATCAGTGCGATCTGCCGTTGAACATCGATGGCGTTGCCTCGACGTTCATCAGCGGCGCCCGGGAATACAACACCTGGACCGTTTCATTTACCCAGACTTTGTACCTCGGGCCATTGCTGCAGGACGACCCCGTGGGCACGCCTGAATTTGCCCGGACCTGGGAAGTGTCGAACATCGACGATCCAGACCAATACCAGGCACTGGAGGGGTAATCCATGTTCGATGTCCTTATCAGTCAGCACCTTGGCCCGATCATCGAGCGTCTGGCGCAGATGCAAACCGAGATTGAAGACCTGAATCGGCGTACCGACAGTCTCTGCCGGATTGGCGTGTGTGAGGAAGTCGATGCGGCCAGCAACACGTGCAGGGTTCGCCACGGTGAGCTACTGAGCCCCGCTATCAGATTCTTTAACCCGAGTGCCGGCGCACAAAGCGAGTCACGCATTCCCTCCATCGGTGAACAGTGCGTGCTGCTGAACCATGGCGGCGGCGATAGCAGCGGTCAGTCCGTTGCACTGTTCGGTCTCAATGGTGGTCAGTTTCCGCCGGCCTCAACGCAGGCTTCGCTGACGCGACGCCGCTATCAGGACGGCTCCGAAAGTGGCTACGACGACGCCAGTCACGCTCTGCACTGGCAAAACGGCCCAACAATGTTCACCGGCTCTCGCGAATCGCTCGAACTGAGCATCGGCGCAGCCCGGTTAGTCATGACGCCTAAGGCGATCCAACTGCAACTGGGCGCGAGCGGTTTATTGCTCGACGCATCCGGTGTGCACCTGAGCGGCCCCTTGGTGGATCACCAGGGTCGAGTCATTAGCACTGCCTAAAGAGTTTTCCATGATAGGAATCGATAGAAACACCGGCGCATCAGTCGATGACTGGCCGCAATTTGTGCAGCGCGCGACCCGAGCGTTGACCACGCCTTTGGGCACTCGTCAGAAACGTCCTTTATACGGCTCGTTGATCCCGAATCTCTTGGGCCAAAACCTCGGCGACGACGTGCTGATGCTTGCCCAAAGCCATGCGGCACAAGCGTTTTACAACAAGCAGAACGGCATCGGTGATTTTCAACCGCAAATCATTGTCGCCAGCCGGCAGGGGGCGGGGTTGTTGCTGCGCTTCGCCGGCACCTGGAAAAACCGTCAACAAACCTTCGAGGTGGTGACATGAGTATGTTGATCCCCGGCCAGAATCAGTTGGCCGAGCCGGCCATCGTCACCGTCGAGGCGTTTGAGGACCTGCTCGCAGAGTTCAAGACCTTCGTCGTTGAATACGTCGGCGCCCGTTCTCCCGAGAGCGCGGCGAAGCTCAAGGACAGTCTGGAAAATGAAAGCGAATTGCTGACCCTGGCCCTCGAGGCCTTTTGTGTGCGACTGCAAACCCATGAGCGCAAATACAACGCCCGGATCAAGCAAATGCTGGCGTGGTGGGCCACCGGCAGCAATCTCGATGCACGCTTGGCAGACATGGGCCTTGAGCGTCAATTGCTGGACCCGGGCGATCCGGCGGCGTTCCCGCCCGTCCCCGCGGTTTTTGAAAGCGATGACGACGCTAGATTGCGTTATTACCTGGCGCCCCATGCCCCGGCGGCCGGTTCGCGAATGCAGTATCGCCGGGAAGTTTTCACCTTGGGTGAACGACCGGCGGTGAAGGTCGAAACGGCGGAGGCGGGCGTGGTGACGGTCACGTACACCTTCAACCCTGACGGCTATGCCGCGCAGGTCAAGGATGGCAACGGGCGTCGCACTGCGCCTGGCGAAGTGATGGTCACTGTGTTAGCGCGGGAGGGCGATGGCACGCCGTCCGGCGATCTGCTTAACGGTGTTCGCCAGCATTTCGCCCGACCTGATGTGCGGCCCGAGACCGACCGGGTGACCGTCCAGGGCGCGCAAATCAAGACCTACAAAATCCGCGTGGTGGCGAAAATCAACGCCGGTCCCGATTCCGGGCTGACCAAGGCCGCCGTGCAGCAGCAGCTGCAGGCGTATGCCGATTCCTGTCATCGCCTCGAAGGGCGAGTCGACCCGAGCTGGATCGACTACACGCTGCACAACGCCGGTGCGGTTCAGTTGCAAATCCTTGAACCGCTGGCGCCGATTGTGACGACAGCTTTCCAGGCGCCCTTTTGCACGGGGGTCGAGGTCGAGGTGGATACGTTATGAGTGACGACACACCTGGGCCGAGTCTGCTCCCGGCCAACAGTTCACCGCTGGAGAGGGCGCTGGATCTCGGGTTCGGCAAACTACTTGAGCGCATAACGCCGCCGTTTCCAGCGTTGATGAACCCCGGCGAATCACCATTGGCGTTCTTGCCGTACCTCGGCGCGGATCGCGGTGTCAGCGAGTGGAGCTCCGAAGCACCCGAAGCGGAAAAGCGTTTAACGGTAGAGCTCGCCTGGGCCACCGCGCGGCAGGCAGGTACTCGCAAAGCACTGGAAAACGCCGCCAAAGGTTTGCAACTGCAACCCGACGTGCGCGCCTGGTACGAGCAATCGCCACTCGGTCAGCCCTACAGTTTTTCCGTCAGGGCTTTTACCGAACAGCCTTACAGCGAAGAAATCGATGCGCGTCTTGATCGACGCCTGGCGGACGCCAAAAGCGAACGCGACACCTTGAAAATCTCCGTCGGCCTGAGCGCCTTCGGTCATCACGTCATCGGCGCCGCCACCATGTGCGGCGAGCTGGCCACGATTTATCCGATTGTCATCGA